AAAAAGCCGATAAAGACCCCTAAGCATCCAACGAAGAGCCACGCTGTGGTTATTTCTGATCAAGGTAAGAAACGTCTCATAAGGTTCGGCCAACAAGGAGTCTCAGGCTCTCCAAAAAAACCAGGCGAGAGCGAAGCCCACAAGAAGCGTCGGCTAGCCTGGAAGAAACGCCACGCAAAGAATATCGCTAAGGGGCCGACATCTGCGGCTTACTGGGCCAATAAGACGAAATGGTAGTAATTGCATCAACTTACAGCGAATAGGAGAGCATGATGGGACACAAAACAAGCGACCTGCGGGGCCGACTCAAAGATAAGATGAATGGCGAAGGCAAGAACGAGGACCACGAGACCATGAAAGAGGTCATCGAGGAACTCAAAGGAGCTGTAATTGCTCACCGCTCACAGCACGAGCGTCTCTCTGCTATTCTAAAGCGCATGGAGAAGGGTAAGTAAGATGGGTTATACAAAGCCTGCTCTACGAGAGCGCATCAAAAAGAAAATCATGGCTAGCACCAAAGGCGGTAAGAGCGGGCAGTGGTCCGCACGTAAGAGCCAGATGCTCGCAGCCGAGTACAAGAAAGCTGGCGGTGGCTATACTGGTCCAAAGAAAAAGTCTGCCAAGGCTCTCGACAAGTGGACCAAGCAAGAGTGGCGCACCGAGTCAGGAAAAAAGTCTCGCAAGACTGGTGAAGTGTACGCGCCTAAGAAGACCATCGCTGCTTTGAAGGGCAGCAAGAGGCTGGCCGATGCAAATAAAAAGAAGCGTCAGGCGACTAAGGCGGGTAAGCAATACGCGAAGCACGGCTTACACAAGGGTAAGAAGCGGTAGTGGATGACATAGCCTATCGCTCTGCCCATCGCGAAGACCGGTGGACATTCAACAAGCTAGAAGTTGGCATGCGAGCTGGGTGGGTATGCGGACCCTGCGGAGAGGCTGTGCCCCAGGATGGCGAGTACATTATCCGACCCGTAATGAATGTGCATGGCATGGGCCGGGGTGCCTGGGCTGAACACCTAGAAGAGGGCGACTTCCACGAAGCTCCTGGCTACTTTTGGTGCCTACGCGGCAATGATGACCACCAGATATCTGTTGATTACGAGCGCAAGCACGGCCAGTGGATACCAACGCTTGTGGTGCGCGGAGACAAGCCCAGAAACGCCCCTATGCACCGTTTTGAGCGGTGGACTAAGCTACCCCTGGATGAGGCTATTCCAGCGCCGGGGTGGCTATCAGGATTAGCCCACGATGGCACCCTCAACTTAGAATTTGTTGATGGCAAGGTCATCGAGGTTCACCTACGCCACAACCCGGACTTCCAGAGCGGTGAGCAAGTCATTATCCCAATATGGCATGACGATACGCTCGACTGGACTTACGAAGCGGCGGTGGAGTTTGGCAGGTGCGGCTTTGCTGTCGGGAGAAGGCGCGAGTAAATTTTTCGTAGCCTCAAAAAGTGCCGCCAGTGCTTTGGTTTTTCTCGACATCGACCACCCGGCTTTGGGTAGCGCACTGCCGTGACCCACGCCTGCCTCCAGGCAGTCCTTGAGCGACGTGCATAACATCGCCTGTCGGTCTTAGCTTTGATGCGCTGGATGTGGCTTATCCAGAACCTAGTAGAGCTATCAACATCATTTCTGTCCACATCGTATCGCTCTACCCACGGCCATAACTGCAACACACCGATGGCCTTTGGCTTTCCACGGCGGCTAAAACGATGATCGCCTTTGGCGGAAGGGTTGAACCCGCTCTCTACGGACGCAGCAGCCACTGACATCCCGAGCATGTAGTCGGGAACGCCCAGCTCTTGCTCAATCTGCAACATATGCATTGCCGTTGCGATGGCTTGGTCCCGCTCACTTTCCGCTATGGTCGGCGTGGAGTAGATGTACTCCACAATAGCTGCATGCCACAGAGCAATTGCTGCGATGCTCATACTGGCCTCACGGATTTTACAACCCACTGGCCTTTGCTGCGGTCCTGGTCGGGCCTTCGCATGTCATTGTTTCGCTTTGGCTCATATGCGTACAGGACTTTGGTTTTGTGCAGCCAGTAGGTGACTGACTGACCACCGTTTTGGGTGACGGTACGGGGCCAAAGGCAGTAGCTGGTTTTCAGCTTCTGTGTTCCGAACTTAGGCGTTGTCTTTACGATCATGTGCAATCTCCGAGTGACATAAGTAGCCACCAAATGGGCCATCCTAAAGAGGCGGCTGCAAAGTATTTCCACGGCATGCCGGTGGCCCGGTTGCTGCTGTAAATTACGCCGCCGGTGGTGGCCATGCCGATAAAGTATGTGCTGGTAAACAAATCCATTCTACGCTCCTTTTGGAGCGGCGGTATACGTTGCTATTTTTGCATAATCAAGTTTCTCCCGTCCGTGTGTGTGCTACTATTTTTTTCCACAAGAGGCTATCCGTCAAGTAACTGTGTAAGTATTGGTATTTGCTGTGGTTTTATTTTTTTTGCTACAGGTTGTTGACGACTGCATGTTTACCGAACTAACAATACTGGCACACATGGACGGCTTGTATGAGCCCACAACTAGCTTGGAGACATAATGGCAACCTACCGCAAGACGCTGGTAGACAAGTGGTCTGGTACAACCTACCAGTGCCTCGGCAATGACCTCGCGTCGAAGGTGCTAGCTGACTATTTAGTTAGCTGCGCTCGCAGTAATGCGATTGGACTGTACTTTCTTCCCATCTATCAGATGGCAGGCGAGAGCGGATTGACCGTGAAGCAGGCAGAGGCTGCTTTGAAGAGGCTAGCGAAGTGCGACTATGCGACGTACTGCTACAGCACCCAGTGGGTGTTTGTTCACCGCATGGGCGAGGTGCAGATTGGCCCAGCCTTGTCGAAAACTGACAAGCGCAGAACGATGGTTTTATGCTTGGTAAAGACCGCAGGAAAACGCTCGCCTTACCTGTTAGGAAAATGGGCTAAAACATATTGCCCGAAATGGGGGCTTTCCTTTGTGATTCCAAAGGCTTCTAATGCCCCTTCGATGGGGTATCCCCCAGTAACAGTAGCAGAAACAGTAACAGGAACAGTAGAGAGAACGGATTTTGCCGGGATTGTGAGCCGCTGGAATGAGATCACCGGTCAGAGGCTCAAGCCCGGTACCAAGGAAACAAGAGATAAGATTCGGACTCGGCTCAACGAAGGTCACACCGCTGACGAGCTTTTGTTGGTCGTAGAGTGGGCTTCGAAGGCAAGTGATAGCTGGGCAATCCATCTTAGAGAGGACAGCAGCGGAAAGTGGATGCGTCCTTCGACGGTTTGGAACGGTAAGTTTGAGGAACGTCTCCAGCTAGCACAACGTTGGAAGGCAGGCTCACCAAAAAGAAAGAAATGGTCTGACCATCCGAACTACGCTGCGTGCCAGATGGCTTGGGTTGATGCCGGTGAACCGGGCACACTCAACGAGTTCTGCGAAGCTCACTGCGAGGCTCGGTCATGGTAGAGCAACGCTGGGAGACGATACCGGTTACGCCAGAGCACACCGTCTTGGCTATGTGTTGGAAGTATCCCGACAGGGCTTGGCCTATCGCCAGTGAGCATCTTCATAGCGATAGCTTTGCGGACACCCATTGCCGAATCCTTTGGGAGTCCATGGCTAATTGTGTGGCGAGCCATGAGCCCATTGATATCGTGAGCGTTGGGATGAGAATACCAGAGCCCGTCTTCCGGTCTATGGGAGGACCGCAGCAGGTATGGCAGTGGATGCAGTACAACACCGCGCCTTGGATCGAAGAGTCGTTTCGGTTTCATTTGTCAAAGGTCACGTCAGCCGCACGACGAAGAGCCTGCAAGCTCGCACTGGAGACTGCATTGCGTAAGCTAGAGCAGGGCGACGACGACTGCATCGAGCAAGTGCAAGCCATTGTGGCCGATGCGACTGTCGAAAACATAAAGTCTGGCCTTGTCAGCTACCAGAAGATAGTCGCTGATACCGCAGGCAGGCTTCAAGATATGGCCAAGGCCGGCAATCCACCTGCCATTCCGCTGGGCATACGCAGCTTTGACGAAAGGTTTTCGCTGGTCCCAACCGAGCCAGATCTCGTGATTATTGCTGGCCGACCGGGCTGGGGAAAGTCGGCACTGAAGCAGCAGATGGCTGAAGCGCACTCCAAACATGGGCCTACGCTGATGTTTGAGCTGGAGATGGGCTCACAGCAGTCCTGTCTTCGCATGGAGGCACAGCGAGCCAAGCTGCCTGTTGGATTTGAGCGTCGGCAAGACGTGTCCATCGAGCACGCACAGCGATTGTCTCGGTCGATTGGCTTTGCGGAGACACTGAACCTGTGGATGGATGACACGCCAAGCCAAACCATTGAGTCGGTCACTGCGGCATCACTAGCTCACCAGATGAAACACGGCAGGCTTAGTGCGGTGTTCGTTGATTACATCGGCCTTATGAGACAGACAGACCGTCGATGGGACCGAAGACGACACATCGGCCATGTTAGTCGAAACGCCAAGTTGCTGGCTAAAAAGCTAGGGTGTCCGGTCTACCTCTTGAGCCAGATGAACCGAGGCATTGAAGGCGTCGAAAGACCGCCGCGACTGTCCGATTTACGTGAGTCTGGAGACTTGGAGCAAGACGCCGACACCGTAATATTTCCCTATCGACCAAACCTCGATGACCCAGAGTGTCAGATAATCGTAGGTAAGTATCGACATGGACCGCCTGGTTCGGTAAAAGTCGTGTGGGTGGGGCACTTTACGCGGTTCAAAGATGCAATTTGAGTTTACAGTACCGGGTGAGCCGGTTGCAAAGCAGCGACCAAAGGCTCGCATGGTTCGTATTGGGGGCGGTCGGATGACCGTGAAGATGCGAACGCCAAAAAAAACACTGGACTACGAGGCCAAGGTCGCGGAGTCGTGTGCTGACATTCCGCGATTTGAGCCTGGACCCATAAGGGTTGCAGTGGTGTTTGTTTTTGAGCGGCCAAAGCGTCTCATGCGAAAGAAAGACCCGCAGGGTAGAGTCTGGAAGACCACTCGCAGCGACGTAGACAACTGCTTGAAGGCTTTGCTGGATGGCATGGCCGGACTGTGGACTGACGACGCTGTGGTCTGCGATGTGCGGGCACAGAAATACTATGCAGCGAAAGGTGAAGAGCCTCACGCTGCGGTGATAATCGAGGCTATAAATGAAGGCTGAGCTGGACCCAGAATCGATCCAGTGGATAGCCATTTCGCTTAATGACCTGATATGGATTTGCGTCCACGATAGCCTCTACAACCACTTGCGAAGCGAGGGACTTGAGCCAACATATCCGAACAGCCGTTCTTTTGTGATGCCGATATGGCGAGCCTTTGACTTGCTGGCTGGTCGCGATGACTACGACTGTCGAGCAAGGGTGCAGTTGTACGGTCCACATACGCTTGAGATGGATGAACTTTGAAATGCGGCCAGTGCCCAAGGGCACAGCGCAAAGGTGACTGGTTCGACCTGTTGCATAGAAAGCTGTATGTATGTGATATTACAGGGGAAACAATGAAAGAAGACGACGACTGCATTGTTGAAAAGCCAAGTCACTACGTCCCAGAAGAGGGTGTTGAGTGCATTGATTACTTGCGCCAGGTTTTGACACCCCAGGAGTTTCTTGGTTACTGCCGAGGTAACGTCATCAAGTACCAACACAGGGCAAACCTGAAGGGCACGCCAGAAATTGACTTGAAAAAGTCAGCTAATTACGCGCTGTTGGCGGCGGGCTATGACTTTCGTAAAGACTTAGTAAAAAACAGCCAAAAAAATGGTAACGTCGAAAAAACAACATAAAGTTTCGCCGCACGGTGCGGCCACACACTGGAGACTAGACATATGAAATCAGATGCTCTTGCGACACCTACTCTGGGTGGCCGCGCTCGTGTAGTTACATTTGAAAGCAGGGACGAGTGGCTAAAAAGTCGCGTCAACTACGTGGGCGGCAGCGAAATTGGCGCAGTGGTACATCGCCAGGATGACGAGTGGCCTGCTACTGGCGTTCAGCCCGGTGGATATGATAGCCCGCTGGATGTCTACCTTAAGAAAGTAAGCCCTGATGACCAGGCAGAACAGGATTCGGAGTCAGAAGCCAGAATGTGGCTGGGTCGTGAGCTTGAGTCTACCGTAATTGACTTGGTGAACAAGCGATGGGGCATGGGATTTGAAGGCACCCAGCTTATCACCTGCTATGACCCAGAAAACGAGGCATTTGGCTGCACTCTTGATGGTTGGTCGCCAAGACTTGATGCCAACCTTGAGGTGAAAACCACAGGCAACAAGTGGAAATACCCCAGGCCAACCGATGACATACACGAGGTAATGACCGTCACTGGCGAAGACGTAGCCAGCGGAAAGTTTCCCAGAAACACCTATTGGCAGGTGCAATGGGGGATGTCTATTACTGGCCGTAAGAAGTGTTACGTTGCCGTTCTTGGCGGTGGCAGCGGTGGCCTAGAGCTAAACCTGTACCTTGTCCGCAGAGATGATGCAGACATCTCGCATGCTCGCAAGACCGTGGGCACCTTTTGGTCGTACCATGTGCAGGGCAAGCTGCCTCCGGCTCCGCAGCTGTCGCACGACTACCGAACAGCTCAGGAGCAGTGGCCTAACGATGGTGGTGAGCTTCATTGCCCACACCAGGTGGTGCCTACAATGCTAAAAGCTCTGCGATTCTACGATTATTGGTCAAAGCTGGCCGATGGGCATAAGGCGCAGCGGGATTTGACCAAGGCGCTGGTGCGCTTTTATGGACGTGGCAAGGCGCTGCGTATCGTAGACCCCGACACAGGCTCGACGTGGCTCGCCACGTTTCAGAAAAACAACGCATTGAAGGTAAGAGAGATCAAAGCATGAACATGCCGTGGTGGAGAGGTGGGCCAGAGGGCCAAGTGCAGCTACGCGAAAGCGATAATGGGTTTGAGCTTGCCTTGCAAGAGGAAGGCGAAGAGAAGTTTCAGGTGGTTTTGACCACTATAGAGTTGATGTTTCTTGGTGACGCCCTGGGGGTAATCAAGGACAGATGGATAAGCACACACATGGAGGAAGACTATGAGTTCGTTGACAACTAAAATAAACCCGGTGGTAGCGGCGCAAAACCGCGATGCTTACGGGGTCATAGAGGGCCTGAAGGGGCAGCTTATGGCTGCGCTCCCAAAGCAGCTAGGCCCGACCCGATATGCACGCATTTTGGTGACTGAGCTGCGGCGCAACCCAAAGCTCATGCAGTGCGACCCGGTCACTTTGCTGGGCTCACTGATGCTGTCGGCACAGCTAGGTCTTGAGCCGGGAACAGGCCAGGTCTACTTGCTGCCGTTCAAGCGCCAGGTGCAGATGATCATCGGCTTCCAAGGCCTTATTAAGCTGGCTCACCAAGCCGGTGTGACCATTCACCCGCCTCGTATTGTGCGAGAGGGCGACCTATTTGAAGTGGACTACGGCAACATTGACCAGCCGGTAGTGCATAAGCCCGCACTGACCGATGCCCCGATGACTCACGTATGGTGTGCGGCTACAGGAGAGCACATGATGCCGGTGGTCGAGGTGATGAGCAAGGCACAGATTGATTTGGTGATGCGCTCGTCGCAGAGCAAGGGTAAGTTCGGTCCTTGGAAAGATCACTACGAAGAGATGGCACGCAAGACAGTAGTTCGACGACTTGCGAAGTACCTGCCAAAAAGCTCCGAGATGCACACCGCAGAGCGTGTTGACGGCAACGTCGTCACCGCAGAGGACTTTGATGACACTAGCGGTGAGTGGGAAGGCGAAGTGCAGATGATAGAGGGAGAGGGAACTAATGAATAAGAACATTGTATTGCTGGCTGGACGTATCGGCCAAGACCCAGAGGTGAGAGAGACGGCCAGTGGAAAGCTGGCAAAGTTTAGTTTAGCCACATCCGAGACGTGGAAGGGTCGCGACGGAGAGAAAAAAGAGAAGACACAGTGGCATAGATGCGTTGCATTTGGCCGCACGGCTGACTTTATCGCAGAGCGAATGGCTAAGGGCGCAGGCGTTTTCATCGAAGGCACCATAGAGTACGGCGAGTATACAACCAAGGATGGCGAGGTGAGGAAGACCACGGATATTAAATGCCACCGTCTCGATGTGTGGAAATGGCCTGAAACAGCAGGCGCACGCCCTGCACAGGCGCACAAGGCCAAGTACGCTGATGACGACATTCCTTTCTAATGAATGCTAACAAGGAAGCAAAAGAGCTGCTTGGGATGTCCCCCGAGGGGCTAGAAGAGTACATTGCTGACGAGTTGTCGGCTATCGACACCACCGGGGACCGCAAGCGAAGTGCCTATTTGGGCATGGCGCTGCGCGTGCTCCGTGAAATACGCGGTGGCGGGGTCAGGGACGCCAAGGAGCTGGCTACGGCCTTTTCTAAGGTGGCCTCTGACCTCATTGAAAGGGCGGCACCGCTTACTCAGAGCCAAGAGGTCGAGGTCGAAGAGTCTTTTTGGCAGTCTATTGCTGGCGACGTGTCGCACAAGCAGCCTAGCGTAGAAAATCACACCTTTTTAGGCGGTGTCGAGCAACGCGCTAAGAATCTGGAGCTGGACCCTGTCAGCCGAGAGGTCGAGGTAAACGAAAAAGCCAAGGAACTGGCTCGCCAGGTGCTCAAAGAGGTACCCAAAGAGGCAAGAAAGGCGGCAGAAAAAAGAAAATATAGGGAAAATGTGAGGTCCGTACCGTTTCGCAGAGAAAAAGAGCGCGTTGAAAAAGCCAGGAAGTACTTTCAGCTTCGTGTTGATGGCATAGGCCGCGAAGATGCCGCTGCTATGGTCAAAATAAACCGCACTACGGCCAGAAAGTACGACACAAATGGTCCAGAGGGCCTGAAAGTGCAGGCTAAGTATGCAGAGCATGAGAATCCAAAGCTCAGAATACAGCCGATAGTGATTAGCGGCTGGCCTACGGCTGATGTCGTTGAAAGGCTGCAAATGGACAGCATCAAGCTGGAGCGGAAGATTCGAGCCCAAGAAAAACTGAAGCTGAACCAATAAAAAACCCCTGCCACCCATGAAGGGCAGCAGGGGCCACACACGTGGGGCAGGGAGTGCCCCGAGAAATAACTAGCCGTGACACTATCGCCGGTTAGCGTGTTTTAGTCAACCTATACTGATTAGTTTACTCACAGACAGTGCATCGTTTTTCCTTCGGTCGTCATACAGGCTAACCGTGTCTGACTTGACGTGTCGGCTAAACCTTTGCACCGTTCTGATATCCCCGTCAGTGGCATCTAAAGCGGCTGTGATGGCTGTGTGACGTATTCCGTGGGGAGTTGCTCGGACATTGGCTTTTGCGCCCATAGACTTGATTATTCTGCATATACTGCGACCCGTAAGTCTCTTGCCATAGCTCTTAGGGTCTTGGGCAATGAACACTGGCTGGTTTGGCTCTGGATTGGGGTGTTCGCTTTTCCATTTGTTCAGTGCGTGCATGGTTTTTTCTGTAATGCTTATGCGCTCTGATTGTTTTCTGCCTTTCCCGGTTATCTCAATGGACTGACTGCCAAAGTCAACGTGCCTCCAGTCCATTTTTGCTATCTCCCCGCGCCGCAGTCCGTTGTTAGCCATCAAAACAAGCAACGCTCTGTCTCTGAGGCTGCTGGACGCCTCGTACATGCGCTTGACTGCCTGCAAGCCTGGACCGCGTGTGTCGCGATACGCTTTTGACGGCACGTTTGGTATTTCAATGGTGTTTGACGACCATCCAAACATTCTAGCGGCCTTCAGTAGACTTTTTATCGACGTCAGCCTGCTGTTTATCGTAGCAGCGGCGAGTCCAGTGCTACTTAGCCATGACTTGTAGCGTACTACCACAAGATTTGCTTCGCCCTGTGACCCACGGACCACCGCTTGCACACCGCTAAATGGCTCAGGTTCTGATTGACTCCACCTTTCAAACACCTCGATGCCTTTGAGGTATGACCGTCTGGTGTTTGCGTCGTGCGATTGCAGCCAGTCGTTTACGAGTGAGTTGCTACTGGTCTTTACTAAACTCTGCACGGAGTACCTCCATAGTCGCATCCAGGGGCGGCGGTATGATTGGAGCCCACCGTTGTATCAGTGATTGCAGGCTAAACTTCCTGGCGTTTGGGCCTTCAAAGTCAGACCGGTCATACACTCCCACTGTCCCAGCTAGAGACTCACCATCTACACCAACCGCTTTTGTGTTCCACCAGACCAGAAAGCCCACGGCGTTGTCTGGTAGCAGGTCCAGTATGTTTTCTGTCCTCTTGATGGGGCCACGCCACACCGAGCCTGCTTTCGTATGCCTTTCGAGGGATTGCAGGTATATCTCGCTAATGGGTGGCACTCCCCCTTTGCGGTATTCTAAAAACCATAGGCTGACTGCCGCACTGGATATGCCTAGCTTTTCTGCAAGACTGGCGCATGGCCGGTCTACAATATAATCTCCGTATTCGTCTATGTACCTGCCGATTGTGGCCTTTCCAAATCGCTCGCGAGCGTTGGACCCTAGTTTGATTGGCATTTTTCTTCTCCGTGTGTGTCTTCTGAAATTATCAAGTTTACAGGTTTATCGCAATGTGGATCGAAGTCACCACACTGAGGGCAATGTTCGCCAACTGGCACGGGCTCGCCGCAACATAGGTCGTAGTCCTCCCATTGCGGCGGGGGTGTAGTTTTCCAGTGGTCGTAATTCAACTTCGTTGCTCGAATGTAAGCCACCGCTCGTAGTCCGGGTTAGGCTTGCGGTTTGGCGGCTCAATCCACACCTTGTACCAAGAGGGCCATATGGTTTCGACGTAGTCCTCTGCCTGCTGTTGGGTCTCAAAGTACTCGATGATTTCTTCTGGCTCGTCGATGTCGGTGCGTCCGATTACTGTGTACATAGTCTCCTCCTTATGCGCTGCGTTGCTCTTCTTCCTCGATTATTGCGACGGCTCGCACTCGATTACGTCGTACTCAAACTGGAATCCAATGTCGCGGTGCAGGTCCAGAACCTTTTTTAGCTGCCTACAGCATCGCTCGATGTGGCCATAACTTAGCTCGCCTGCCTCGGTTTTCAGGCTCATAATACTTGCATAACTCGAAAGCTGGTGAATCGAATTTCTCGCATCATAACGCTTCGCTGGGTAGTCCTTTGTGCGCTTGATAAGTTCTTGTGCGCGCTTCGACGGCTGCTTTGTTAGGAACCCCCTGCCCACGCCGTCCGCATGGGAGACTGGCCTGGCGAACTGGCCCTTTGTAGGGTCGTACACCGTGCCGGTGTCTCGGCTTTTCAGAAACCAGTGAGTCACTCCTTCGTGTTTGACGGTGCAAGGCTTTAGGTTTGCTTCAGGCAGCATGTGATACAGCGCCTCGCAAGCTATGTAGCAGTGACCAGCCAGGGGGTTGCTTCGACCTCGGTACTCTTTCTTTCTAAGGTCATCGCAGCGCATCAGCGTGGTCTGTATGGTGTCCATTACTTCAAAAATTTCTGAGTCTTCCATCTCTTTGGCCTCCCTTGCCTAGAACTTGTACTTGTTTGCGAGCGCAGCCATACATAGCTCGCGCGCCTCGTCGTGAGTCATTTCATCAAGCGTCCCGTCAACCCATATTTGCTCGCCATCTTCGTGAACCTCGTAGCTAATCTCGGCTACATGCGGCACCTGATAGCCGTCGAACACGTCGAACTGATCCCAACCTGCCGGTAGCTTCGCGTAATCCGTTCGGGCGTGCTCTGGTTTTCTGCAATATAGCAGCACATGACACACATATTTGTCCGGGTTATCAGTCGTAGTGTGCCAGTCCTGTACTACGTGTGGTTCATTTGTTGGCCTGAAGTCTTGCCGGTTCATACCTTCACCATCTCAGTGTTTGTGTAAATTACATGACCGTTGCCGTCGTGTTGTGTTTCCATTTGCCAGTGCTCTGGCATATCAGATCGGATAGATTCAATGTCTTTTGAGCTATCGACGTACAGCATTTGGTTTCCATTGTTGTCTACACTCAGTGCCTCGGGTCCAAGGCCGTGCTTGTTGGCAAATTGACCGGGTGCTAGCTTTTGAAATATGACGTACATTATATCTGATACGTGATTCATTTTTGTTACCTCGTGTGTGTTAAGCGTGGCCGCACAGTATCAACTGCACGCCACACCGTCAAGTCACTTTATTCAATAGGGTGTACCACCCGCGAGTAAACGCGGGGATACCTAGTAATTTCAATGGCTTATAGTAAGCATGAACAGTTACTGACTCAGGCCAGTTCATCGTTCAGTACTGCCCACTCATAGGTTTCGATTAGGTCGTCTAATGCCCATTGCCGTGCTTGCTCGTGGCTTTCGGGATGTTCTGTGTTCGCATGCAATCCCTTACATTCAAGCTCCCCCGTGTCATGTTCCATGTAGCGGACGCACACAACCAATGGCACCGAAGTCCAGTTGCCGTTCATCTCACGCCATCCCGAGCCTGGGTGACTCACTAGTACGTGACACCGCCACTCGCGTTCGACCTTGTACCAGTCTTTGACGATCAAGAACTCGTCGTCGTCGCTTAGTTCTAGGTGGTTCATGCGTTTACTCCCCGTAGGAAATCTTCTATTGCTGCTGCTGCTGATTCACCAAGCCAAACTCGCAAGTCTCGCTCGATGCGTTCGTTAATCCACTCATGGGCATTCGATGTCGCCTCGCTGATTGCGTCTATCAAGCGTTCCAGCTCTGGCCCGTATTGATCCTGGTACTTCCAAGGTACCGTGACTGCCCGGTGGCCGTGCCGTTGGGCCTCAGAGCGGTAAACAATTGCGCCAAAGCCGACCTCGTAGCCGCATCGGTTGTACCCGTACCAGTAGTCTGAGTACCTTTCTCTTTCCACGGTGATGTGGTCGGTGATGTACTCTGGTAGGTGCCGACGCTCGCGCTCACCCGGTGGGGTATTTACCGTACCTAGTTTGTCTAGCTCTCGGTGTACGGCGTCCTGCCATTCGCTGGCGTACTCTTTTAGTAAATACTCCTTGCCGTCGCTGTAGCCATCGCAGTATTGAAATTTTGTTTCGCCAGTTCGCAAGCATTGATACGGAAAGCTGAAATCAGTGAATAGATACTCGGTGCTATCGCATAGCACCAAGTGAACCCCGTCCAGCTTGTCCTCTGTCCATTTTGTTGCGGCTTCCATTACTTTACCTCCTGGAAAGACTCTGGAATTTCTTGCCCCAGAATGAGATACTTTGTGTCCTTTGTTTTGTTGTTGTGAATGTCCACATGAGTATGCACATCTCTGGTCTGCCAATTTAGGTACACAGCTATGTGGAAGTCCCCAACCTCGATGGTAATCGAGTCCATGGACGGGTAGAAGTTGGTGACTTTCATACCGTCTTCTATCGTTATGTTTTCCATTACTTTACCTCCTACATGCCGGGGCGGTTGAGCATATCCGCCGCTACAGATAGAACAGCTACCAATACATAGAACGAGGTAAGACTTGCTATATACAACATGATTCACTTCTCCGTGTGTGCTTTGCTAGTTACTGCCTTGTCCCCCAAGGCGTACGCCATCATTGCAGGCGCGGGGCCGTCTACCATAGACGACTGCCGGGATGTTAGCGCCATCCCGTTGCGCGTCTATTGAAAAAACTCTGAGCCGTCTTGAGTGAATACCGGCGATTCATTCTCGATATACTCCTGCATTGCCTCTTCGCTATACAGGTATTGATACTCTGATTCGAGTATGGTGTAGAACTCCTGCATGACATACCGAAAGCGATCCTCTAGCGCTTCGGTTAGCTCGTCGCACTCTTCCCCCTCGGAGTCATACGCGGTTATACAAACGGATCGTTCATGCGATTCGCGTGATAGCCGGTTGCGGGTAATGGAAACGGATATCGGACAGTCGCCAGGTTGCTCGTGCTGTAGGCGGTCTAGCTCCGCTGCTAGCTCCAGAATTTCGGTATTGTTTGTGTAGCCCGATAGGTTTTTTGTGGCCTTTGCGCAATACTCATATTCTCCGGTAAACGATAGCCCGTAGCCTTGCCCTAGTAGCTGATAGGAAAACTCTATGGCGTTTGGGTTCACAAAACCCAAAGCTTGCAGCGTTTCGCGAAAATAGTCTAGGTGGCATTCGCTCCACCAGTGATCCATGATCATGGCGTCACCTCGTTGCATTCTCGCGGTGTCTTGTGCCTCCGGTGTCAGCTCGTTGTATTTGTAAACGGTCACTGGATTGTTTATTACTTGCGGCATTTTCTTCTCCGTGTGTGTTTTCCGTCCGTCAGTGGGCGGCATATGCCCCCGAGTTTCTACACTCGGAAGCATAAACAGCTACCGACTAGGCCAGTGCCAATGTGCGACGTTCCGGGTTATCTCCTACCCACTTTTCTAGCTCTGGAGATAGCGCGGACCCAACGCGGCACGGTGTCTTACCGTCCTTTTGGAACTGCACAAGTAGCTCGTGCGTTGCCTCTTCTCCGTGCTCTTCTAAAAAGTCTGTCAATTTGCCTTCTGTCTCATGGTTAGAGTGTTCAGAAACAAAGTCCGCGATGCTTTCTAGGTTGAGCGTTACCCGTACCCGTGTAAGGTGTGATCCGTCTTGGTTATTAGTCCGCAGACCCACCGCCTCAAAGGTTAGATCGACGCCAAAGTCTGACGCACTGTCCAGGTGAAAGAACCAGCTTCGCGGACCATGATCCACCATCGACCGAAACGCAGACAGAGCATACTCCGACGGGTTTTGGCCGTTCTTGCTGTGCTTCCATGATGTACCGTTTTCGATGACGTGTTTCAGTAGTCCAGCGGTTGAACCCTTACACAATTCATCCACTAGATCCGCGCACGTTTCCTGTAGATCGGGCTCGTCTTGGGCTTCGCCGTATATGTCTTGCTGCATTGCCATGTACGCTTGCTGGCATTCGTCGCGTGGAGCCTCGCCAATTTGATCGGCGTAGGCATCCCAGTTATTGGTCAAAGCTAAAACGGTGCGAGCTTTGCTGTAATAGATGACGTACTCGTGGCTATCAATACGCTCGTGCAGTGCATGGCCCGGATCGTCCACGTCGTACCCTTCCGAGACAAAGCCCTCGCCGCCCGCGAATAGTGGCCGCGTATCCGCGATCCATTCTGCGGTTGCTCGTACTTCGCTCCAGTATTCTTTTTGTGTTAGCTGTGACATTTTTTTTCTCCGTGTGTGTGTAACTATGGGGACGTTACCGCCCCCGTTCTACGTTGTCAAGTGACTTGATAGAAATTTATAATAAAAAGAATAAAACCGCTACAGGGTAAAGCATCGGAGCTAATACCGCCCCGGTCAATATGCCCCGGTATAACTCGTGTTTGTCCTGTTCTGTCAGTGGTCCGTTGTGCATTTTTGCTAGCCCCTTAGTGTGTGTGTCGCGTTTCTGTCTTTTGACTTCATCAATACCGGCGCACACCGGTAGACGCTGCCCCTGTAGGGGCATTCGTTCTATGCGTTCATGGTTTCCGGTTCTGCATATGCCGATTCGATACGCTCGCCGCATTGATCACAGTATAGGTGTGGATCTTCGTAGTTTATAGCGTGCGCGGTTATTGTCTCGCGATTGTGTGGATCTGGATCGGTAGCGTTTAAGATGTCTGTTCCAACGCATGCCGGACAGACGGCGCAATTATCGCGGTCAATGTAGAATAGTGGGTAGCTTCCAAGGTGCGTATACTTTTGCACGTAGATTTGCGAGCTAACATCTCGCATGTATGGGAATTTGCCCCCACCGATCAGGATGTGCTCGTTTGTGGGGTGTTTTTTCTGTGCGTACGGATCTCGAAACCATAGCGCCGGGTCATTCTGCACTGTGATCTCGGTATCTTCGTCTATCTCGTAGCGTTCGACCTCGTCGCCGTTTTCGTCTACGGAGTACGCGACAAGGTACCAGTCATTGCCAGCGGACTGCACCAGAAAGCGCGCCATGTGTGGCCATGACTCGCCCTTGTGCGGTAGTGTTGTGCCTGTGCGGGGTGCGGTGTGTGTGTCGCATACAATGGACCAATGAATTGTCTTGATGTTCTGCATAGTATTTTCTCCGTGTGTGTTTCGCTCTTTCGAGCTTGTTTCCATCATACCTATGGAATTTGTACTGTCAAGTGACTTGATAGAAAAAGATTGTAAATGTTTGTATTTTCTGTGCCGTCTTGCGGTTTTGGTATTGGCTAGGGTGGATTGCCTATGAAATGTGGGTGGGTTGGGGTGGTATTGAATCCATACCAACCGCCCCCATTAGCGCGTACCAGTGGGGCACGTGTCGCGTTTGCTATGCCTTGAGCGTACATGGTGCCGGTGTTTGTGTCCTGCAATGGCTAATATCGGACACTAAAAAATGGGGGGGGTAGGGGGTATACCGCCCCCTGGAACATACCCCCCGTCCATATTGCCTACGCAATAGTCTAATAATATCAGTGACTTACGGAATGCGCCGGGGTCTCGGTAGGGGGGGGTGGCCTTCGAGCGCAGCGCAGGGTACCCATAACCCCACGGCGAAGCCGCCCCTCCGCTACAAAGTCTAGGATTTAGAACTTTTCTGCCGCCCAGCGATAACGTCGGCATACGTGATTTTGTCATAAGGCTTTGCCAACTTAGCGAGTGCCTGCTGTGTAGCGGTCATGGGTTTTTTGGCTGAATAGCCCTTTTTACCCTTTTTTGGCTTTGGCATTGGTCGTTTTGGGGACTTTGGCTTTCCTGGCTTTGATTTTCCGCCCATTGCGTGTTTCATCTCTAATCTCCTGGATTGCAGTAAGTAGTAAGTCAGCCTGATCATCACGTAGGGTGGCGACCATGCTGGATTCAGTTCCATAGGTGCCAAATGGCTCGCCATGCAGCACTAACCGCACGGACTTTTGACCTATGGGATACACGATAACCTCGGTGAAGTTGATATCGTCTGTGACCATTCTAAGCGTTGGTGCATTCATTTCAGGATAAGTGCCTCGATATGCTCTGGTTGGTCGTGATCTGCGCCTTTTAGCTCTACTGGCTCCTGTACTACAACTGCGGATTTGTAGTCTCCGTTGGGCATTTGCACCAAAACGGGCAGCCATGGGTCGTGCATTAGACGTGTAGCCAGCTCGCAAGCGACAAGCTGTGGCTCCAGGTCTTTTTTGGTAATAGGCATGAGCTGGATATTGGTCTAATCGAGAACTATTGGCAAGAACCGCGCTAAACCCCGCACGTAATTTATACGCCCCTGGGGATAGATACACGTATTGCCTTGCGGGCCGGGGTTTGTGCGTTTTGAAAACCGGAGGGTGATTGGAATGGAGGGGGGTTCTCAGGGGGGAGGAAACGAGGGAGGCCGTTTCACGGCTCCTTGCGTATCATATTTTTCAGAACCTGTAAATATGGGGTGCCTGTTTTTCTGAAGGGTACCCATATCGGGGGCAATATACGGTGGCACGCGGAGATGGCCGTCTCCGACGCGCCGGTCAGCAGCTAGTAGCCAATGTCCATGTGTTAGTTCCTAACACCGGCTACAGCAGCTAACGAATAGAGAGCAAATCAGGCCCAGGTCTCACGGACTAGCCTAGTGGCAGCATGGTGCCCTGCAATACGAATCTTTGCAAACGGGCCTTCCATATAAGCCATTTTTACGAATCTCTGTAAGCTGCCGTTATCAATAGGAAAACCCAGGATTAGCGCAATTTTTTTTGAACTTTCTTCGCGGGGCAGGCAAATCTGCTACCGTCCGAGCGGCATGAGACACCGCTTTGACCGCAAATGGGGGGACTTCCCCCGAACCTGCAAAGATTGTGGGTTTACCGAGCACGGTATGGAGCGGGCTGGGCCTCGGAATGGCAAGCGCATTATGGTGTCGAACACCGCCTGGGGGCCAAAACGTCCTAGAACGCGCCGTGACCGATTTTGCCGCAGTAAAGAGATGGGGTTTGATGCCGTATCTGCCAGACGGGCGGGCGGTGACTGGGTTGCTTTGAACCTGGGCAGGGGAGAGTTCATGGTAGGGGCAGAATATGCCGAGCGATTGCTAGAATGCCTAGTGGAGATGTTCGATTCAGAGGAACAACCCGAGGACTGAAAGTCCTGTCACCACCCACATCCACCGAAATACCCACCCCATATCGGTGTGTACGTCCAGAAAGTTGCAACTTGTGGTGTATGTGGCGTTTTGGAAGTCTTCTATCAGGCATGTCATACGCTCTTGTTCGCCGTCTTGCATGCGCTCCATGTCTTTCAGCTTCTTTTCCATTGCCTCGCACTTTGCACATTCACTCATCATCAGCCTCTTTTTTGTGTTTTATAGCTTACACGGCGTAATATGACGCATGGACCGAACGCGCAACCAAATGGCTGATCGTATTCTTCGCAGCAAATTTCAGCCAGACGCTGAAATACCAGGCTATGGAGTCACTGTCAGTGAGTTTATTCACCAGCTAAGGCACGGTGGGGACCAAGCAGAGGACTTTCTTGAGGGTATGTCCAATATGGCTGCGGCTCGATTGCGCCTGATACTTCCTAAAAGCGCCGTTTCTTTGGAGCATCCCAAGGGGATACGGGCCGCGATGGTTCGTAAGAAAAAGAAAAAGTCAAAATATCCCAAACTTTTGTGATTCGCTGGACATTTCTTTTGGGGTATATACAGTCGGGCTATGCCAAAACCCGCTGAAGATACTAAAAATGCACCTTTTACTGCCTCTCGACCTTCGCCGCCCAGAATGGCTGAAGGTGGTTCACCGTGGCCTATAGCCCTTGATTCGGCTTTGCAGCGAGAACTGACCAACCTGATGAGGGCAACTGGGCTAAAAAGCACCCGACCCATCATAGATTTCGTTGGTGAGCTACTGGTTTCTTGGTGGGAACCGCAAGTTCCCGGCGATGCATACAGTCTTACCAAGGCAGAGCGGCAAGACACGGTTACTCTAAGCAATGGAAACGGGCTATATAGCCACGATATGAGTTGGCATGTCTACTGCCGCTTGGATAAAATCGCTAAAGCGATAGGCACAACGCCGTCTGCGATGATGCTTATTGCCATGCATACTAATCGCATCCGCACTTTCTTGAGGGCAATACCCCCATCTCGGACCACTGCGCGCATGAGCGGCATCCGAAACTCAATAGTTGCTACTATGGATGCCATTGATGACGCCGAGATCGCCCGTGAACAGAAGGCAGCAAAGAAAAAAGTCAGTCGTAAGAAAGCGAAAACGGCAACCCCTGCCACTGCATGAGCCGTCGTGGCGACATATGGCTGGCCCTTAGCAAAGACCCCTATCTTTTTTTTAAGCGTTGCCTAAAGATTCGCGTCAAAACTGACAGCGGAATACAGATGCTGCCGTTTGAACCGAACCGGGAGCAACGCGCAGTCATTGACTGGGTGCTGCATTGCATCGAGCACAAGAAGCCAGTGCGGGTGATTATCAACAAATGCCGTCGTCTCGGCATGTCTACAGCTATCGAGGCCATTGGTTACTGGTTGTGTACTTTCAATCCAAACCTGTTTGCGCTGGTAATAGCCCAGCTAGACCAGGCGACCAGGGAGATTGCAGGCATTGCGCGTAACTTTAAGAATAACCTGGACCCGCAGTTTGCGCGAATGTTTCCACATTCATTGCCAAAAAGCCGGGGAAACACGCTTGAGTGGTCATCCGATGTCGAGGGCGTGACCTGGGGCTCCAAGTTTCGAAGCATCACACAGGGCTCAACAGAAGCAAACCGGGGTGGCGACCCCTCATTCATTCACATTTCGGAGCTAGCGGCATGGGACCATTTACGGCGAAGCACTACTGCCGAGGCGCAGCTTACATCAACGCTGGCCTCTATGTTATCGGAATCATTTACATTTGTGCTAATTGAGTCCACAGCGAAAGGCGCAAGCGGTAGCCACTACAACCGATTCAAGTCTGCGTGGCGAGATTGGACGGAAAGCCAAGACCACGCCATCTGGAGGCCTTTCTTTTTTAGCTGGCAAGGAGTTCCCAAGTATACCACAGGTATCACCGAAGATGAAGCAAGACTGCATGACGAGATGCTGGCCCTGTGGGAGCAAGGCGATATCTTGCGCTCCACCAGCAAAAGTAAAAAAGAGAACACGTTTCACAGCAAATCCCGTCTTATTGCTAAGGATGAGTTGCGATATTGGCACCGTACAGACGGGTGGGCATGGTTCGACAGGTGCTTTGAGTACGGTCTTACTCCCAGTGAAATGCGGTGGGGTCTGAATAAACGCCAAGAATTCGGTGACTTAGACGAATTTGACCAAGAGTTTCCGCTGTCTTGGCAGATGTCGTTTATTGCTTCCGGCTCAAGAGCCATAGACCAGCGTGTTATTTCTGAGTGGGCGGCAAAGCCACTGCCTGATGGGTTCAAACAGTTTAGAGAGTTTGTTGACGTAGACGACAAGATACAACCTGGTGGCACTGGTCTTGAGTGGCAGATGTACAGGGAGCCGGTGCCGGGCCATGAATACATCATCGGAACGGACTCTGCGATGGGCTCAAAGGACGGCGATTGGTCAGCAGCACGGGTTTACGACCGACACGCCAAAGAAATAGTGGCAGAACTCTACTCTAAGTACTCTCCAGAGTTTCTTGGGGAGCAAGCTGTTCTGGCTGCGAAGTACTATAACAGGGCTTTTATTTCACCAGAGGCAAACAACCACGGCTACTCGACTATCAGCCACATTGTGAACACCATGGGATATCGCCAGATGCAGTTGCGCCGTCCTGGCAAGGCGATACGCCCTGGCAAAGATGCCTCTCAGATATATGGCACAATCATTGGCAGCTATAATAAGGCCAGGATTATTGACGAGCTGCGCCGAAGAATACGAGAGAAGGCATATACCGAGCACTCTCGGCGCTTTTGCCATGAGTGTACGACGTATGTTCGCACTCAATCTGGACGCTATGACCACATGCCAGGGGAGCATGATGACCTGATTGACTGCACGGCTCTTATATTTGAAGCGGACAATAGAATGCGCCCTGTGCTAGAAGTGTCTGATAATTTGACTAAGGCTAAAGAGATGAACGACATTGCACCACGCGGCGGTCGCAGGCGGGGTGTTCGTCCTCAGAAGCGATTTTACCGTGGAGGTGGCCGATGACGATTGCAATTATCGCTGCGGCTTTGGTTGTAGGCATTTGGATTGGCTGGACAGCGAGAGATTGGATGCACGATTTACTTGTGAAATACAGCGAACTGCCTGATTTTCCAGACGCACCTGAAGAGTCAAATGCGCTATATTGGTCGCAGGTGCCAGTGCATCAGAAGCGACAGCTTTCTATCGCCTTGGCTAAACGCGATAGGCAGAACGGCGAGGGTTAGGATGGATTACGGCAAAAAAGACAAAAAGCCTGTAGCAGGGTTTGGTGACATAGCAGGGCTACCGGGCGGTGCTTTTGAGCCCTCGACATCGGATGACATGGCTTTGCTTGAGAAAATGATTGGACCATCGGTAGGCATGTTTCAGCGGTTAGCGCCCGTAAATAGTTCTGAACAAGACAGGGCTCGACGACTAGCAAACGAAATGGCGGCGAGAGACCTGGAGCGCTCGGAAATCATGAAGCTGGTTAGAGGATTTAAGGGCATACCGAAGGTATCATTCGAGTTTATGCGAGAGGTGTCAGAAGACCCGTTTGGAGTAGCCGCAAAGAGCGTCATGGTGAAGACGCCTAAGTCTGTGGAAGAGCTTTTTGGGATAGATGATGATTCTAGCTCAATGCCTACCAAGTTTGAAAAAATCATCGGAGATATGTAATGCCGGTAGACCCAATAAGCTTAGGACTAAGCGCAGCCGTTGGTGGGGCTGGAACTATAGCTGAAGCAATAGCAAGCGCCCCTAGTTTCGATGATCGAATGAAGGCGCATGCTCGGCGGGCAAGGGGCCTCAATAAAAAGAAACAGGCCCTGGGTTATCTTGATGAGAACTTTAGGCCGTATGATTTTTCAAAAATGACGCCAGAAGAAAGAGAGGCTGTTGAAGCAAAACGAGCCGCTGCGGAAACTCGATACCGAAGTGGTGCCTTTGATATTGATGGTAACTTTATTAAACAGGAGAATCCGGCTTTTGAAGAGGCTGCCCCAATGGGCAGGGCAGTGTCTTCAATGATGTCATTTGACCCAGGCCCCGGACAAACATTATCGCAGCCTGTTTTAGTGAGACTGGGCAGAAACGCCGCGCAAACAATGTTTGATTAGTCACGATTATTAGGGAGATTCCGACATGCCGATAGATCCAACAGCTTTTACTAGTGCTATTTTGCAAAGCGTGCTTGGGCCTGCTGTTTCCTCATCGCTTCAGCCAGACAATGACGAGGGAATAATCGGGGTTGCGGACAGTGATGACTTTGAGGTGTATTTCACTGATGAGTTTGGAAACAAATCATATCGCAGAAAAAAACCAGAGGACTCGATGTTATCGGCTTCTATGTCCCGGTCATACGCTGGACAAAGAAGTTATGATCCGGGGCCAGGGCCAGTAGTGCAAATGAGGCCAATTTCACTATCACAGAACCAGCTAGCAATCGCTAGCGCATTTGATGAGCAGCCAAAATTCGATATGGAGGCGTAATATGTACGGGATGATGGGCAAAGACAATCCGCTTAGCGAGACGGCTCAAGAGCTTCAGGACCGAAGAAAGATGAGCCAGGAAGAAATTAATGAGCAAATGATGGAGCTTTTGAGGCAAGACCCTCGCAGCATGAAGCCCTTGGTAATGAATGCGGCAAAGCGATTCAAGCTTACAAGACCCCAGATAGCTGCAATTTCTATGTTTGCTGAGCCATCGCAGGCACCCAATCTAATGAAGACAGGCCCTGGAATGGGACGAGGCTAAATAATGCCATCCTCTGCAATAACTGACCAGTATACTCGGTTCGACAGTCAAAGTGGCGAAAGCTGGTCCCCCACTGCGGAGGAAATCAAGCTTGTAAACTACGTCACTAAGCAGTTCGAGCTATGTGAGCGTTTTAAGAAGCCCCATGTGCGCTCTGCGTACTATACTATTTCGTTTTATCTGGGCCAGCAGTGGCTTCGGTATGACCGGGCCTCCGAGACGCACGACTCTATAAAATTTGAAGAGTGGGAAGAGCAGCCAGTTACCAACTACATGAAGCGAGTGATTGACGATGTAACCGCTAAGGTTACTGAAAACCGCCCTGCTGTGACTGTAGTTCCTGCCACATCTGATGAAGATGACCAAGAAGCAGCTCGTGCGAGCGAGAAGCTGCTTGACCACTTGTGGATGGAGCTGGATTTTGGGGATGGCATCGAAGAGGCAGTGAAGCTGGCTACGCTCACAGGACTTTCTGCTATTAAAGTATACTGGGACGCGGCAGGCGGCGAGCAGTATCAACCAAGCCAGATGGAAATGCAGGTAGGGGCAGAGGTCGAAAACGCTGTTGGCGACCTTGGGCCAAGAATGACAGGCATTCCTGACTGGGATGTGCTGTCTCTCATGGAGTTTGGCTTCGACCCAGGGGCTCGGCGTTGGTCGAAATGCCGCTGGGCATACAGTCGAAACACTGTCCATATTGATGTTTTGCGACAAACTTACGATAAAGCCAAGTACATCAAAAGCAATCGTCGCATGGACTTCGACCATTTTCAGGTCCAGCTAATGGACAAGCTGCGAGGCGACCGCCAAAACAGCGCACAGAGCCTTACTGAGCACGTTGAGGTAATCGAGTATTACGAGCGCCCCTCGCCTCGGCACCCTAACGGCATGTTTACCGTTATTGCTGGTGGGCTAGTTATGTACCACCAGGAGCGCCTGCCATTTGGCAAGCTGCCATTCTACCCCATACGGGATGGCAAGATACCCGGACGCATGATTGGGCATGGGCGCGCAGTGTCTTTGCTAGACCCGCAGCACGAAGTAAACAAACGTGATAAGGACATTCGCGAGCACGCCAACCTGATGGCTCAGGCCAAGTGGATTGTGGCCGAGGGCTCGCTCAAGAACGGTAACTACATCAGCAATGAACCCGGTGAGATTGTAGAGTATAACCCAGGATTCCCGGCTCCACGACCAATGGTAAACCCGCCGCTTCCCCAAGAGCACTTAGTCATTAAGAATGGCGCGGTCGAGACAATATTTGAGCTATCTGGGCTGTCCTCTCTTACTCGTGGTCGCATCCCGTCGAATATGTCTGGTCGTGCAATCGGAATGGCGACAGACCTTGAGGCGACTTTACTTGGACCGTTGGTCAAAGAGGTTGAGAAAGCTATTTGTGGCGTTGGTTCAATGCTGCTAACAATGTGGCGGGAGATGATGCCCGTTGCCTACACCGTTCCAGTGATGGGTAAAAACTCGGTTAGCGAACTGATACGGTTTTTTTCAAGCGATATTTCTTCTACAGACGTTCGTATGCAAGGCGGCTCAATGCTGCCGAAGCTGCTGTCGTTTCGTCAGGAGCGTTTGCTGATGATGTGGGAGCGTGGTGTATTCGGCAATCCGCAAGACCCAATGAATCAAATCAAGTTCCGCAAGATGCTTGAGTTTGGCGATACGGACGTTATCGACGGAGACAACAGCCGTGAGCGCAGATACGCACGCGAAGTCAACGAGATGCTAAAGGTTGGTGCGTTCGTGCATCCTAACCCAGCTATTGACTCTATGGAGATACAGATAGACGAGCGGACTGACTATATGCAGTCAGCCGAGTACCGCCGCCTTGCTCCAGAAATACAGAATATGTTTATGCGTAATCTGGCGTGGTGCTACTACTACGCTTCGCAATCTCAGCAAGGTGTGCCTTGGTGGACTCACGTAGATGAACAAGCCATACAAGTTGAGGCATGGCCGCCGTTCATGCAGGAGCCACCACCGCAGGAAGGCCAGCCGGGTCAGCCGCAGATGCCACAGCCTGAGCCAATGGACGCCTTTGGCATGCCTCCAGAGGCAGGTCCGCAGATGCCGCCAGAGCTTATGGAGCAGATGGCCGCACTATCCCGTGGCAACACCGGAACTCAAATCGCCATACCCGAAGAGGATGCTGGAGTAATGGGTCCAGGAGTTGGCGAGTTTGACATGGTGCCATCAGAAGGAATGTAATAGAGTTCGACAGCGGCAAATAAGTTTACAATTTTTTGACAGCGAAATTTGTCCGCTTGTAGTTTAGGCACACAGGCCAACGGGCCTGTGTGTGGTTATCCCAAATAATCGGGTGGCGCTCCGTCAAAGCGCAGGGAGAAAACCATGTCAGCAGAAGGCGTAACGAGCACAGACTCCGGTACGGAATCGCAGGCCGTAGGTGGTGAGGATTTGGCAAGCACTCCAGCAGTGGAGGTTGCCGCGACATCGGCAGATACTAGTGTAGCCAGCGAGGGCGATACCTCGTCTAGTCCAGGCCCGGTGCCGTATGACCGTTTTCAACAGGTAATAGCGCAGAAAAACGACTTTCAGACGAAGGCGAGCGAATACGAAGACCAGATATCTCAACTAAGAAATTATATTGAGTATCAAAACCAGCAGGCCCAGCAAACGGTTGACCCAGTTGAGGCACTGCGAAAGGCATTGCAGCCAGAGCCAGAGCCAGAATATGTGGACCCACTTGAGCGAAAAACGCAAGAGCTGGAGAAGCAACTGTCAGAACTGGCTCAATGGAAGCAGTCGCAGGTTGAGCAGGTAGAAACTGCACGTCTGCGTACTCACTTCCGGTCAATGGCTGACTCGGCACTTGCGGACTATCCGAATGCAAGTAAGCACGAGATTGCAATGCACCTGTTCCAGAACCCGAATCTCACCGCATCTCAGGTGCGGGACATTGCTCGTCAATCGCACGAGCGAGAGACTTCGACCTGGAAAGGGCGGTTTGCTCCAGCGGCTCCGGCTCCTGGCACTAACAGCCCACCCGTTCTGCCACAAAGCGGGATGGGCGGCGTTGGCGAAAAGCAGCGTATTACCTCGATTTCTGATGCACGAGAGGCGTTCCTTCAGCGCATGGGAATAGATTGAACTGCTGACGCCCGTGAATGGGCAGCGAGGAATAAAAGATGAGTGAAGGTATCGAAACAATAACGTCGTTCACAAACGCTCTTAAGGAGACGTATGAGGACGGCATTAAGGACCAGCTTAATCGAGACGTTGTGTTGTATGACGCACTTCAGAGTGGCACCAAGAAGGTAAAGCTTGAAGGCTCAGACTTGGTGTTTTCCACCAAGCTTGGTCGAGCTTATGGCGCTCATGCTATTGCGGAGAATGGCAAGCTGCCTGATGCTGGAAGTGCTACTCGTGCAAAGGGCCGAGTAAAGCCAAAGGACGTTTGGGGTCGCGCACAGCTTACGAAGCGCCTCATGGCAGTATCTAAGAGTGACCGTGGTGCTTTTGCTGATGCTCTTGCCGACAAGATGGACGACCTACAGGAAGACCTGAAGTACGAGGTTGCTCGTGCATTGGTTGGCAACAAGGTAGCCGCAAATGACCCAGATGGCACGGCTCTTAACTTGAAGACCGGGATCCTGGGGCAAGTAAAGGCAGGCGCTTCCGGCACGACAGTTACGGTGGAGAATATTTCCTCATGCGTACAGTTGCGACCTGGCATGCCCATTGCCATCGGCAGTGTTGCTGACCTAACTGCTTCCACATCTACCGCAGTTCACGCTAAGATTGCTAGCATTGACAACACCGGGCAGATTACGCTTGATGCTAACTCTGCTACGTTTGAGACTGGTGACGCTATTGTTCGTGGTGGAGCCAACGCAAATGCATATGACGAAGAGTTTACTGGCATTGCTCATATTGTTGATGATGTTGGTGAGCTTTATGGCATTGACCCTGCGTCAAGCCCACAGTGGGCTGCTTTTGTTGATGACAACAGCACCGTATCTCGTCCGTGGTCGCACGACATTATGAACAAGGTGTTTCGCAGCATCAAGACTAAATCTGGCAAGCGTCCTGACTACGTGACTGGTCACGATGCTCAGGTTGACGAGATTGCTAACACTCTCGTTAGCGATGTCCGATATGAGCCTTGCAAGTTCAAAGGTGGGTACGAGCGTTCGTTCCTAACTTGGAATAATGGCGAGCGCGACATTCCTATCGTTCCTGACGATATGTTCGAGCCCGGCAAGCTTGTATTCCTAAGCATGGATTGCCTCGCAATGTGTGAGACTGTGCCTATGGGATTCGATGAGACGGACTCGCTTCTACAGCGAGTTACTGATCGAGTGTCTTACGAAATTGTCTACGGAACTATCGGAAACCTGGTCTGCTACCAGCGCAACGCTCACGGTGTGTTGGAAGACTTGCAATTCGACGAGACAAACTTCGCATTTGCTTCATAATTGAAGTAGTCTGGGGGCCGCTTGGCCCCTGGGCGCATCAGTCAGTCTAGCGGCAGGGCTACAGGAGAGGTTCGACCCCTCTGATTGACTCCAGAAGATACAGCACCCTGGGAGGGGCAAACATGGGAATTCGTAATAACAATATTGAGCTTGAGTATCAGTGTCTATTTATACCGGCCACCGCGTTTACTGGCGTTGGTCTTATTGACGGGGCACAAGATGCAGAAGAGCTTAGTGCGGCAGGTAATGGGATTGCAAAACTTAAGCAGGCAGGCAGCACTGGCCTCTTAGGCCTTGAGTTTCAAAATGGCGACCGGGTTCAAACGCTTCTATCTCAGCCTACGTCGATGGACGTGGACTCTGAAATTTTTGTTCGTTGCTTTTGGTACTCTACTGCTTCTACCAATGGCAGCAACACGTTTACTCCAGTTGTTTCGTATTCTCAGATAGGGGACTTTAGCGACATACCTGATGACTCTGACTCGAAGACAGCGTTAGACATTACTATTCCTGCGGACACAGCCAATACAGGCAGTACGTTCTATGCAACAAGCGCCGGAACAATCAACGCAGGTAGCATTGCAGTGTCAGACGATCAGTACGATGCTTTAGTCCTACAAGTACAAGCAACTATTGCCGGCTCTTTGCCCGACTTTCGGTTCCTTGGTCTTGAGCTTTGGTTCCTGCCAAAGCTTACACCAGGCGCTCAAAAGGCAAAAAATGCACTTCCCGAAAAGGTAGTAGTGGCTGAGTAATGGGTAACATTATCCTCGATACACGCGGTGACTTGCGGCCATCTCTCGACCAGGAGATGTACCGCAAGGTCACTGGCATCAACTGGAAAACAGCGCACAGCCGTCGATTGCAACGGCTTTGCGGCAACCCCAAGTTGGTCGTTGGTTATGACGGTGATGCCAAGGCATGGGCAATCGCTCACGTCCAGTCCACCGTAGTAAAAGACGACTTTGGTTCGCGAGAGCGCACCCATATCGAGGAACTACCCAATATCTGGTCACACTGGCGGCGAGGGATTTTTGAAGACGTTGAGCCGGGGGAGCTTGATACTCCGCTGTGCATCAACGACCCTCGCTTGCCAACTTACATTCTTGCCTGTGACCGCACCCAAGGAGGTGCCCAGGCAGCAGCCGAGCTAAAGATGAAGCGAGAAAAGACTCGCGCTATGGCTAAGGCTGCATTACGCAGGGAGCGCCGCGCACTGGCGTATGACCTGCATGGTAAGGCTGTGGGCGCTGCGAACGCCCTGGGCATTAGTTACCACCGCCCAGTCTCGCAAAGGGTGTTTGCACGTGGGTGAGACGCGGGCTGACGTAAGAACTACTATCCGAGACTTGCTGGATGATCCACGCAAGGACTTCTTTAGCGATGCCGTAGTCAACCGTGCAATTTCACGCGCCAACCAGATTGTTTACAACCTGCTGGCCAAACGCGACCCAAGCATATTTTCTACGGAAGGCTCGGTTACTTTGCCTGCCGATACCAAGTCAATAGACCTTAGCCAGTCTGCACCGGACGGCCTTGGTGAGATACCTATGGTCATACAACGGGTTTGGGAGACGGATGAGAGCGGCGCGGTGGGCACTAATAATGAGCCGCAGGAAGTGCTACCTACATCTCAGACCGCGTTGGTCGATGCGTACTGCAACGGCTCTGGATATCATAGCGCCCGTGGTTTGAGCCAGTTGTACTATTCTATGCGCGGCAAGTTCATGGACATAGCCCCTGTGCCTGGTGACGAGCGGTTTCTGAAGATACTTTATGTGCCTGCGAATCCCACTCCCCTGGCAGATGATATTGAGGTTCTAAGCGGTACGTTTCCTCATATGCATCAGGCAGTTGCTTACTGTGGTGCATACTTGTTGCTGTCGAAGCAGGAAGGGCAGAACGCAGCCAGCATCACGCAGCTATGGAGCGCCGCACAGTCTGAGCTGATTTCATTCGGCAACTTCCAGCAAGCCCAGAGAAATAACCGAGTACGCAGCTACCGGAGAAAATAATGGCAAAGGCGAGGCCCCGGCACTTTCCCCCACCCCTGAAGGGCCTTGAATGGCGCGATGTTTTTCAAGACACTGAGGGCGAGGCCATCACCGCCGACTGCATGCTCAATGTAGAGACTTCGTATGGCGAGCTGCGGGAGCGCAAAGGTTTCGAGCACTTTACCACCTGCCCCGCGTTTTCTCAGATTCACGTTACGGATCACCCGGACAAACACAAAAGGCTTATTACCGTAGGAAAGTCTACCTCGGGAGACGATGTTGTAGCCGAGGTACACAACTTGGTTACTGGCGATACCGTGACCACAAATATTACGGATATAGGTATTGCAGCTCGCAACGCGCAACTTTCAGCATCCGAATCGAGCGATGCGGCAAACCTAATAGAGCCAGATCATTACTTTGATGGTTTCCGTTGCTCATTTATTCCCGTGCGATTACCGGGTGGTCCAGATTTAGCTTTTGACGCCACCTTAATAGTTGCCCCCTCTGCGACCTATTGCGTGCTGCCTGACGGAACGGTGCGAGTTGCGAATATGGATGACGCCCTTGATGGCGGCGATGTTCTTCGAGACAATGCGGATAACGTTTCTTACATTGCCAGTGTGCCAAAAGGCCCAATAGCAGTGTCTCATGCAGACAAAGTTTTTTACATGGGCTGGGGGGCGGACACTAAGTTTCACTTTACTAGTGTGCTGGAAGACGCGCAAGTGCTGGTGCCGGGGGTGATTTTAGACCCCGGAGGCGGAAGTTACAGGCTGGGCAGCGATTGGTTTATATTTAGTGATGAGTTCTCTTCGCTAGACATTCAGGCCCCTCACTGCCGACGCACTGACAATAGAGAGGAAATTACAGGCGCTGCTAGCTTCAAGGATGTGCTTGTCGTTTTCACGGACGTGTCCATGTACGTCCTTCTAGGAAGCTCTGCATTGGACTTTCAACTTCGTAAGATTGACGGCGGCGTGGGGTGCATTTCTCATTGGTCAATAGTCGAGGCTAATGGGCTGCTGTATTGGATGGCCAGAGATGGAATCTATGCTTTTGATGGGTCAAAGGCAACCAAGGTTTCGGTGGGCATAGACCAGTTTTGGTCTAAAGAGTTAAGAAGCGACTTTGTGCCGTCTACATTTAAAGAAGCTGCAAGGTCATTGGGTTGGCCGTTTAAGGCACACAAGCAGTCATTAGGCTTAGTAAACTGTGTTCATTATAGAGAAAGGAGCTTGTTGCTTTGGTCGATACCCTCACTTGGCAGAGATGAGGATTACCTCTCCGCTGGCAAAAGCTCACTGCCAGTTACCCTAGTGCATGACTACAAGCATGGCGGTTTTTATTTTTGGGCGATGCCAAACTTTAGAGAGGGTTCGTCTTCCGTACCAGGGACTTGCATGTACGATGGGGTTAGCGTGGTTCAGGGCGCAGAAGAAACCTTGTATACCACAGGCTTTACTAAAGACGGCGGATCGATACGGGAGTATGGCAGGTATTGTGATTTGCCAGCTCCAAACAAAGATTTTAATATAGCTTTCCTGTGGATAACTGGCCGTATTGATAAAAATGTCATGGGGACTGCTCGTATTCAGTCTACACGGTTTTCTATAAAATCTCGTGGTGCGACACTGTTGACAGACATAGACAGCGATGTTCGATGGTCTGTTTTTGATAGCACCACAATACATCAATTAGACCTAGACGATTTTTCCGGCCCATTGCCGATGTTTCCGGTCGAGTTGCTAGAAGACATGGACACCAACACATCGCCGTTGCTGGGCGACGCTGGTGGCACTGACGAAACTCTTACCACGGCATTTTCCGATGGTAGTGGAAACCTAACAGTGAAAGCAGGCACTCTTGACAGCATGTTTTTGGTTGGGCGGGAGTATTTCAAGTCCAAAGGCGGTGGATGCAGGTCAACGGATGGCTCACTGCGTGTCGCGCTTTATAGCAATGGTGGATTTTCATACCATGGCACAACATCGACTATCGACGTAAGCGATACGATTGGGGATGTTATGGGAGAGGCAAGGCTTAGGATGAACGCCTGGGCCTTTGAAATTGATCGCGGTGATACAAGATGACGTTGCTGCCAAGAATTGGATGGGACACCAAGCTGGGTTCCTTGAATGCGTTTTATGGAATTGAGCGCAGCCTAAGCGCCAGGGACCGCGTTATTACTCCAGCGGAGTCCATAAGCAAAGCCATCAGAGAGTCAAGCGCAGGGGGGCTGGACCCAGACGGCGTAAGACTGTACCTAGCGCCGGGCAAGTACTTCATAAAGAAGACTATAGATATATCAAGAAGCAAGATTCACCTGATAGCCGCTGTGCCTGGGCAGTCTGTTATTATATATAACTGCACTCCGCTTGGCATTTCTTCTAGCAGCACTGCCAATGACCCTGCCTTAAAAATTTCAGGCGATGAGTGCTCTTTGAGAGGTCTTAAGTTTGAAGAGTCCGTAACGGCATCGCAGATTAATGCTGCCGGGATAAGAAGTGCTACTGGCGTAGAGGGCATTATTCAAATCACCGGACATGGATGCGTAATAGATGACTGTCATTTTGGTTTCCAGACAACGAGGGAATTCGGAATTCAAATAGTTGCATCAAACTTTACGCGAATCACAAATAACGTGTTTGAGAATTACTTGACTTACGCTGTACAAATAAAGAGCGCATCGCAGCTGGGCATTGTAAGCGGTAACAGCATAAGGAACTCACCAGCATCATCTACCGCAATATACGCAGAAGATGATGTTGGGCAGCATGTATTTTTAGGCAATGTGGTGTCTCCTACGGTTGCCTCTAGTTCGGTCATAGGAACCTCTAGGCCAATGACTTCTTCACGAAACTCAATCTCTTACAAAATTGGACAAGAGAACGTGAATGCGGGAAATGTGGGAACGGTGACAGAAAGGTAAAGGAAGTGGTATGAGTTTATCCCTAAATAATTACACAACAGGTGATGTCCTTACCGCAGATCAGTTGAACGCGGATAACACGGCAATCAAAAACAAGTTTGACAACCTGGGCGTCAACGACCTCGCAGAAAAATACGTGCTCATAGCGTATCCGTTTTTTTTCCAGCAGATATCTTCTGAAACTCCAAGGTTTATAGTCCGCATCAACACTGAATCAATCATCACCAAGATAGACTTTCATGTTAATGATCGCGACACTGGATCGGATTTGTTGAATCTGACCGTCAAAACAGCAAGCTCATTTTCTGAGACTGCCTTTACCAACGCAACTCAAATACATTCACTTAATGTTACTGGAGAGGCCGTTGCCGTAGCGGGTTCGGGCCATACTGACTCTGCTGTGGAACTAGATGCAGGCGAAAGTGCAGCAAACCTAGCTGCCAACAGCTTTGTTATTTTCAATTTACAGAGAACCGGGTCAACCTCTACGTTTTCGAACATTAACGTCACCCTTACCATCAAGACGCTGCTACAGGCATAGGAGCTTCAAGTGATACCGCGCAAACGACAAGCAGCACCACAGGCACCAGCAAGAGACTTCAAGCCGCGTAAGAATGGCACCCCTGCTGTGCCCGCGACTCCCCCGGCTAACATGCCAAGCCCGGCCCCTGCGCCGCAGATGCAACAGCCGCCTATGCGCGGAGCGGCTCAATCAGTAGGTCGGGCACCGCAGCAGGAGCAAAGGGCGCCACAGCGAGCGCCACAGCGAGCACAGGGCCGATTCAACCCGATGCAAGGGCCAATGGGCGCTGACATGGACCGAGCGCGACAGGCAGCGGCTACCATGTTTATGGACCGCGCACCAAAGCCGATGCAGCCCAGCATGCCGCAGCAGCCAAAAACACCACCGCCAGCGATGCCCCAAGCAATGCCTCAAGGGCAGATGCAGTCAGCAGCGCAATCGGCTATGCAGCGGGCACCGCAGGAAGCGCCAAAGCCACAGCAGACTTCGCAGCCCCAGGACTTTAGCCCAGCCCAGAAGGCTGCGTTTGATATTGCAGATATGGGGCCTGGGTCGATGTTTATAAAGTTCGGCGCTGTGCCTGATGCCGACCCGCCGCCCGACTCAGGGCAAATGGAGATAAGCGGCGACGGAGTTGACCCGGCACCTTCAACGCAGGAGGCGATTCTCGAAGAGGACGATCAGCAGGCGACCCCGCAGGGCCAGCAAGCTGCAAAAGCACAGGAGCTAAACACAGAGCGCGAAGCGGCTCTGCAAGCAGATAGCATAGCGTTTCTGGAAGCCTTGGGCCAGGGAGGCTCAGCCGCACAAGGCTTTGCGAATTCATATATCGAAAAATACGGCATAGGTGGCTTTGTTAAGTCTTTTGGGGCTGACGCCTATCTTGATATTTTTGGTGTCACGTTAAACGAGCTTGAGGGCTTGATGCAGGAAGAGAGCTTCTTTTCCAACCAGGCTGGGGAAATGGATCGGGAAGAGTCTCAAGCTGAGTTTTATGCCAAGCAAAATATGCAGCAAATACTATCTGCTATGCCTCCCGTGGATACTGGTATTGATGCGTCAGCGCTTGGCGTCGCCACCCCTGAGCTTATGCAGTCGTTGCTTGGCGTGGGTGATGGCAGCTATGACATGGAGAATTTAGACCAGAACTTGGTCAATGCCATTTTGGGTGGCCTCATAGGGGAAACCGAGGGGCTGTTTACTGACGATGAGATGTCAGCACAGGCTCAGGCTCTGAAAAAAGAGGCTGACGCGGCAAAACAAAAGCTAGCTATGCAGATGGCAATGCGGGGTATGGGAGCATCTGGGCTAGCAGGCGCTGGATTTGGCAACATTGATTCAAAGCTAGTGGATGCAATAAACGAGCTTGCTATATCTAGCAAAGCGCAGGGCGCGGAGCTTGGGCTAAACAAGGCTCAGATAGCGGCTTCGTTGTTTAGCGCACTACAGTCTGACGACACTCGAAGGTTCATTGCGACAGAGGCTCTTGACTACGAGAAAGAGCAAGACGCACTAGCAAATGCTGAGATATGGATGCAGCATGCAGCGGCGTTCACAGGAGCTGACTCTTGGTCCCCTGCTTCGATGGGTGCGGCACAGGAGATGCTAGCCAACGGTGTTCCTTGGTGGGAGATTAGCAGCCGACTAGGAGTAACGGATGGCGTGGTTACGTTTGGCCTGACCCCAGCAGAGAAGCAGGCATTGATAGACAAGTACGCAGACGGGGCGAGCACCGTGCAACCTGGGACTACCAGCGCTGACGGTCGCATGTTCCAAAACCCTGACGGCACGTTCTATCTTGATCTTGAAGGCAACTTTATGGACTTAGACGACCTAGAGAGCCTGTATAAAACGGATGATCCGATAGTAAAGAGCAAGGTCAACAAGGCAATAAAAACCTTTGAGAACATCAAAGGGGGCAGCATTGGCCCGACAGGTGCCACCTGGGATGCTTTGACAGACCCAGCGCATCCAGCATACGCAGAGTTTAGCGACTCACAGCGTAGGGAGTTGTTGTCGTTTGTTGCACAAGAGCTTGGGTTTAGTTTTGCGCCTCCGGGGGTGGACTACGAACAGTGGCACTCAATGCCAGAGAACTTGCGCCGAGACTACTGGAATAAATATGCAGACGGTAAGGGGCCGTTATGGAAACCATATGGCTCCAGCGAGTTCGGGCCAACCACGGGCCAACAGCAGCAGCAGCCTGCTCAGCAAGGAGACGGGCAGGATGCCCAGGGAGGCCCAACGCAAGCTGAAGCCGATGAAGGGCCAGATTTTTAGGCACAAACACGAGGGCAGGAAAACAAAATGGCTATAACACCACTAGCATCCGGGTACTTCAACCAGGTTCGTGCAGCTAAAGACCGCGAAAAGCTACAGCAGCAGCAGTTCGAGCAAGAGCGCAAGCTTCGCAAAGAGCAAGACGAGCGGCGATTTGGATTGAGCATTGCGGAGGGCTTGGTTGGCGGGGCAATTAAGTTGGGCGCGGGCGCTGCTGGCCTCGCAATAGAAGAGGCGTTTGCGGACCCGTTTGCGGGCCTAAAGGGACTTGAGGCGTATGAGGCTTTTCGCGGCATTGCGCCTGATGTTTCATACGGGGGACAAGCAAAAAGCACTGGCTCGACCTCGTCAACCACCCCTGGTGTGCGGCCTGCTGTCCCGACATACGATGACCCGGACGAGCTAGAGATTGGACTCACGCAACAGCAACGTGACCAGTATGAAGCTCCAGGTTTTGCACAAACTAATATCGACACCAGAGCTAAATACAGTCAAATGCCTGGTGCTACGCCTAAAGTGCAGGCGGGCTCTCAAACTGTAGTTTCACCAACAGCCCAGCCCGCAGACACTGATAGCAAGCTGGCAAGAGTTGCGCGCAAGAAACGTGGTATTGATTTGTCAGGGGCAGCTCCCGCCCAGCCGCCTACAGTGCCAGTAAGTTCACTAGATACTGACCCAAAGGAACAAAGAATCGCGGAATATCGTGATCTGCGCGAGGGGATAAAATCCGATGTTGATAAAGAGTACCCGGCCCTTCCCAGTCTAAACAGAACACAGCTCAAGGCTTTAGCAGAGCGCACCGGCTATGACGAAGATGACCTCGCCAAGCTCTATGCAAGGGCCAAGGCTGGCAGAATGGCACTGAGGGAGCAGGCAATCACAGCGCGGACGCAAAACCTTATGGCAGAGCAGCAGTTCGCAGCATACGGAAGGCCAACCCCGAGCCAAATTCAAAGCAGCCAAAGGTTTGCATACAACGCTACTAAAGACTACAGCCTCAACAAGCCGCTGTTGATGGTTGACTACATACTTCGGCAGGGGCAACTGGCGGTTCCTACTAGCGCCCAGACAGCCTTGCGCCGGGACATCTCGCCAGAGGCCAGAGAGGCAGTATTTGCCACGATGAACCGACGCGACAGAGAGATGGTTGCATATGGTGGAGATGCTGTTGTGCAATCTGCCATCACACCGGACCAACTAAACGCTTTGTACGCAGTCTTGTTGTCTCAAGGTAAAACAGGCAGGGCCAGGGCCCTCAAGGGGCTGGCTACCAGTAAAGGTGGTTACAGAAGCATAGGCAAGGCTTTCGTGCCGAACATTTTGGTAACTGTTCCTGCAAGAGTTATATACGCCAATTCGGCTGGCGTAGACGAAAACCTGCTCGACCCAAGGACATTAACAGCGTTGCAAACCAACAAGGTAGGCAGCATCATTGAAGCCACCGATGGGGGTAAGTATCAAAGACAAGCAAAGAATCTTGCTAGTAAACTGGAAAAGCAACTCGGCCAAGTAGCAAGGGCAAGGACCGTACAAGAGCAAAACAGGCTTGCGGCAGAAATTGCCCGTACTGGTAAAATCCTTAAGAGCGTTATTAGCAACCACTCCGTACTAAGAGCCGATTCGCCAAGAGACACAGAGAAAAAGCTACAGAGATCCGGTGCAACTTATGATGGGTACATTGCAAAATTCAATGCGGCTGCTCAAATAGTAGATGCTGCACGATCAGCCCGAGTAGACCTTGCGAATGATAAAAAAGATGATGCACTTCTCAATAGATTCAAGCCCGCTGGAGTAGATAGCCAGCACCTGAAAGATTACAAGCAGGGGAACAATCGGCTCATTCCACCGAAAAAACTAGATGCAATCAAAACCAAATTTAGTGCGTTCAAAAATTCTGAAATCGGTAGATTAGACGGCTTGATACGAAAAAAAAATCTAGAAATTGACCGCGCCACAGGCACAATGCAGCGTCAATACAACAACATCAAGGAGCTTCGCAAAGCTTTTCCAAAGCAGGAGTTTAAGCTTCCCTCGATAAAGGACTATAACATTCAGGCCAAGGCCACAACAAGAGACGATGGCCTGCTTAGGGCAGTATACGCTCAAGCGGTGCAAATGCGCGATGCTGGGGCAAGCCAGCAACAGGCAAACGATTACATCGTTCGCACACTTCGTTCCTATGACGTTGACCCTGGCATATTACGTCAAGTTCAACAAGCCGCAGCCGCATCGAGGACAGCATAGTGAGTGACTTTGTTGAAGAGCTAGTTGGACTAATGCTCCCCGAGTCTATGAGAGACAAAAGGCAGCAGAAAAAAATAGATGCTTTGGGTCTTCCCAAGGCAAAGCCCGGTGGAGTGCTGGACTCATTTGCTGAGTTTTTTCAACCTGATGTCGAGCTTACACCGGCCATCCCTAGCATTATTCAAAATATAAAGCCATCTGTTGAGAAAGCCGCCAGGGAACAAGGTTTTCCGACTGCCCCTAAAATAGATCGTTTTGATGCGGTTACGGGCGCTCTGGACAGACTGGAAAGTAAAGAGTTTGAAGACAGACTCAATTTTGTACCCAAGTCTGAGCGCGGCAAGGTTGGCTCTACAAGCGACAGGTTGACGGTCGGCAAAGTTCGTTCGCCGCAGTTTCGCGCAAAAGACTACTTTGATGAAAAGCTAGGAAGGGTTGTAACAGGTGGAGACGAGCTGGCAAGGCGGGATATATTAAAAAGAATAGAGCAAGCCGAAGCCGAAGGCAGTGTCGCAGATTTGCCCAGTTTGGTGGAGAAAGCTGGAAGGCTCGTGCCGCAAGGCTCAGAGCCGCGCAGGCTTTCAGAAATAGACTCTAATCCATTCAACTTGCGTATTACTTCGCGAGTCCCCAGAAAGGGCAGCGGGGATATTATCAAATTTGAAGTTGGAGATGCATTATACGATACCCCTCCCCAGCCTTCTGGACTTGTGACCTCAAAGCAAGTTAGTGACGCTCGGCAGCAAGGCATGAGCCCTGCATTTGTGGGGTTTGAGGACGAGACTATAGGCGACCTTGTAGGCATCAAGGCGTCAACAGCTTTGGATCTTAACCCTGTTGCTGCCGTTTTGTCCTTTATGCAAAACATGCCCACGTTGAGTCCTTTTGCAATGGATGAAGGTCAACGAGGCACGAGCTTTATGGACCCGTCGAAAAAACCGGACAGGCCTACGGTTGGCGGGGCTCCGTCATTTATGGTTGGCGTTGGTCAGAAGCTGGCCGAGCTGTACCGTGGAGAGGGCAATGAAGAAATACGTAGCACGCTTAAATATTTGATTACTCCAGCCGCGTACTTTGATGAGCAAGCAAGGGTCTACCAGATGGGCGACAGGGACTATAACGACCCTATGCGACCAGATGTCGTCAAGTTATTGCAAGAGGGCAAGACATACGAGCAAATAGACGATGAAATAGGTATGCCTGCTGGATCTGCCGAGTCCATTCACCTTGGCAAGTACAACCCGAAGAAAGAATACACAGCGTTTGACCAATACAGTGATTTCCTAGATTCAGTGACAGATGGGATGGATCATATTGGTGACAATATGGCAGCACTTGTCTTTGGCATCCCGAGCCTTATTGGAACAGCATACGAAGGCATTGCTAAACAACAGCCAGTTGGTGACGCTTTAGGCGGCGCTGGCGATGTCGTAACAGATATGGTTGAAAGCGTGTCTGCTGCTTTCACTGAGCCTGGAAAGCTAGCCAGAGATCAAGGCACCCTGCTGATGTTTGGCAACATGATGATTCCTTTTGTTAAATCTTACGGCAGGGCTCGTAAAAGCATAAAAGCGAGAGGCAAGTCACTTAGAGATGAACTGGTAAAAAACACTAACGAGCTAGCCAAAAATCTTAAGCAAAAGCCAGTGTCATCATCGGCGGGACTGCCTGCGGCCCTGTCTGGCATAAACAAGGCGTTCAATAGAGATAGTCTGCTACGGGCGCACACTAGAATAAAAAAGCAGTTGTTGCAAAATAGAGCGGCTACAGCCGCTTTGGTTGCTGCCGACTTGGGCTTGCTTATGGCAGGGCACCCTCTTGGATTGTACGACCTTGCCACGTCGCTAATTAGATACAGGGCATTGTCAAAACCAGGAACTGTTGAGGGCGTAAACAAGCGAGCATGGTGGCTAGACTCTACAGACAGAGTGCCTATTCAGTTTCAAGACCTCGTAAGAGAGCGTATGGGCATCGACAATGCTGCTACATTGGCTATGCACGATGCGTTTGCTCAAATACCAGAGGGGCTAAGGCCAACTGCTCAAGTACACTTGCACATGGAGCATATGGACTCACCGCAGGTGGTGTTGCCAAGCGGTCGGAGAATCTATGCAAATAACCCTGAAAAGAATCTTATGGATTACTTTGAGGGCAAAGACGGGAATCCTGGGGAATACAGGCTAACGGCTCTTGGGGAGAAGTATATAAAGTCTGCCGAGGCAAATAAGATAATTAATAACAGCTCTGACGCAATACAGCTTCGCAACCAGATTGAGCTTGCCAACAGCTTTAACAGGCCGCTTGCAGACATGCTGGTAGACACGTCGCGGAGGGCTCGCGAGCTTGGGCTCATTGGACCAGACACTTTGAGTGTCTACTATCCAAACCTTTGGCGGAAAGGCTCAAAGGCGTCCGAGAAAGGAAGGAACCTTGATGAAGCCGCTCAAGTCTACTTGAACCAACCTCTGGAAAGCCTTGGCGACTCAAGCGCATTGCGGATAAACACATACCGAAGGGCTGCAAAGAAATGGGAAAAAGATAACCCAAATGCCAACCCAAGCGATAACCCGTTTCGTCTGGAGGCCAGAATACAGGCAGGCATGGTTTCTGATATGTCGCAGGAGCTGTTTTCCGGCGCAGCAAAGCACATGGAGCAGGTCACAACTTTCGAGTTCTACAGGGATATGGCTAAGAGCGAGATAGCCCTGACAAGAAGCGAGCTTCAGGGCATTCGTGAACTTGCAGCGAGTAAGCTAAGTGAATCAAAACGCCCAGGACTTTCTAGTAGGCAGAAAAAAGACCTAGAGATGCAATCTCGCTCGCTCGTAGACATTGCTGACACATATGTGAAGATGGATGATTACAGCACGCTCAACACTGGGGCTCCGTCTCCCGTGCCTACATATGGACACTTGCAAGGCATTCTTGAGACTAAAGCTGATGGCACAAAGACTTGGAGAAGACGAAAGCCAGACGAAGAGCTGTTTATACAGGGCGATGTGCTGCTTGAAATGAAAAACATTGAAAAGTTCAAGAGCGACATGGCTGGCAAAGTAGCAAAACTTTACACTGGCTGGAAAGGTTACAAGACTGTTGGCTCCCCAATGGCCCATGTGCGTAATGTCGCTGGTTTGGTTCTTTATCTTGCGCCGATGGCAGGAATAAGCCCGTTCAATCCTAAGAACTTCAAGTACTGGCAGATGGCAATAAAGGATTTGTCTCTGCCGGTTTCGCAAAGGTCAGCATACTTCAAAGAGGCGTATAAGTATGATGCTCTGGGCGCAACAGTGACAAAAGCAGAGCTGCCGGTGTACGCGAACGAGCTAGCGCCCCTACAGGGAGGTGTGAAGAACGCATCTGACCTAATGAGGGCCTACATGGAGGTTATTACAAACCCACGTCTCGCTGCTGTCGGGGATAACGTAAAAAGTGCAGGGAAAAACACCTACGAGGGAGCACGTCGTCTGTACTCAGCAACTGATGATGTAGGGAGATTGGTTTATTTCTATAAGAACTTGGACTTTATGAAGAAAGCCAAGAAAGAGACTGTTGCAGGTAAAAAAGCATTAGGGGCTACTACCAAATACAGGCTCTTGGACTACTCAAATCTTCCTAACTACGCTCAGGTGATGCGAGCGCCCGTAAACCCACTTAGGCTTGCTCGTGAAGCTGGAGTCACGGCGCTTGCTCCAATGGGCGGGCTTGGAGCGGGAATATTAGCATATTTCTTAGGCAAGCCATTTATTGCATTTACGAGACAGGCGCTAAGACAGGAAAGAAATTATCGCAGAAATCATCCGATCAGAAATGCGATGTATATGAACCTGTATGACGCACTGACAAGGCAAAATCAGTTGGCCGCTAACCTTGACCCAGACCTGGAAGACGCTGGGATGAGGCTTGCGCCCGACTTTATACGTGGCCAAATAACACCAATGGCTGCGTTTGGCTCATCGTTCGCAAAGGGCGACAGGCCAGGACAAACTCAGTTCGGCGGTAAAGACCCAGAGTCGCTTTTTAGCAAGATTACGAATGTCATGCCCTATGCCTCAATCATGCCTATTGGAATGCGTGCAACAAACAACGATGCCGCAAGCGTTGCAAATTTCCTAGCAGATAAAGTGGTAGGAGACTTCCCCTTGGTGTCTACAGCGATAAACTTGCTCAGAAATCGCGATCCATTTTACAAGGGTCCGATTATGGATACCGAGGGCAGGGGCGCGAACACGATAGCGCAGGCGGTGAACTACGCTGTCAAAAAAGACTTCCCGACATTCACTCCACCGCTTGAGCTTATATTTGGACCTGCGTTTGATGCTGCCTATGAGGCTTATTATGGGGACAAGAGAGGGTTTGGGGATGTGAAGCTTGGCGGCGGCACGCTTACTAACAGGCTGATGGATGCATCAAAAGGCAGGGTTCTTAGGACTGGCGATGAGATGACTATGGACCGGATGCAGACGGAAATGATGACCGGCATACGGACAGAAGCTCTCACTAAGCGCAGATCGCTAATGAATCGCGTTGGAGCTATGCTTGGCGCAATCCGAGGGCTTCCAAAGGCATTCCTCAGAGCAGAGCGCCTCCCAAGACTGGCAGGTCAAAAGTCGAGAGGTGTAGAAGAGGTTATAGACGCGCTATCTACAAAACAGGTTCAAGTGGCGTCGGACAGGATGCCAGAGCTTATTAGGACACTCAGCAGCTTTGAGAAGGCCGAGAATGAAGACGGGCTAATGTACCCCGAGGCGGTGCGGCTCAACGCGCTAGCAAAGCAGTTTTATGTTGCATCGAAAATGCAAAAAGACATGCCTTTGGCAAAAAGCCTACTGGCTAGGTTGATGAAAACCTATCGACAGCAGAACGACCTGCTGCTTGACTACGATGCATCAAGGGTAAGAGAGACACTGGAAAAAAGGCGCGGTGGCATTGCAGAGTAAATCAACTGCAAATGACGTGTTATCTTACAAAAGCTTCTACAAACTAACTGAAATTTTGGCTCAAGTTTTTACTTGGGCTAAAGTCCGAACCAAGGAGGCCACGTATGGCTATTGCAAGTGGAGTAACAACGCTAACGCTGGATGTTAACAACAGGGTAAAGTTGCCAGATGGGGCTAAGTATCACAAGCATGTGATTTTCTTGGACCTAGATGGTGCCGACAACGCAGAAATAAATTTTTCCGCTGATGAGACTGATACTACGCTTTTCCCCTTTGGCGATGTGTTCACCAAAGAAGATGACGACCAGAGTTGCATTATCCATGAGGGCGTGGCCCCGCGAGGCGGTAGTCTTTGGCTGCAATGCGATGGAACTGCCACTACAATCAAGCACTACGCCTACGACCGGCGACTTTTGGGACTTTCAAAGTAGTGGCTATGCCACCTAAGCGGAGCGCAGACTAATGAAAAGTGGATTTGGCCGTGGGTTGAGCCGCCGTAGCGTAAGAGCAGAGATTGACACAAGGGCCGTCAAGACTGGGACTAACTCATATACTAGGCTTTTGTCTCACATCGCCGCGAACGCACAAAGCTTGACTGCGGACCAGACTACTGCGCTAAACAACGTGTCTCTTGGCGACATCACTGACTTCACCGGTACGCTAAATAACTACTGGCAGTTTGGAATCCCAGATCAGCAGCGTAGCGGCTCATACGCCGTGACTACTTACACGCCCACCAGCAACGGCCTTACGATGGTCACTTCGCACGCAGACACTAAGTTCAATGGCAGTGGCGTTGCCAAGCCGGTCGGTTTTTGGCGAATGATACACTCGCCAAATTTTGATATCGCCATTGACATCGACCAAATCGCAAATCAAACCAGCTTCCACTCTGACGAATGGCATGTTCACCTAGCCGTGTGTGTTGGTAGCTCATTCCGACATAACTCAATGTTTGCTGCTCGTTTGGAAAACAAAGGCGGTGACTGGACCTGTGCCCGTGTAATCAAGCCAAGCTACCAGGAGCAGTGGACTGGCGGTTACATTGATTCGATGGATGAGGGCCTGACATCGTTTGATGCCAGCTCGCCACCAACATATGTACGGCTTCGTATCCAGCATTCAAACGCCGACAGCGGATACAAAGCTTACTACCAAACTAACCACGGTAGTGCATACACAACGCTGGAAGATGGTGGCTCTACAACCCACCCTGGCGGCGTGACTGGCGGCACTGGTTTCTTTCAGATGCACACTAAAGACAGCAATGTGGGTGGCATGTATAACAGGTATGCAGTCGGTGGGCCTCACTGTGTGATTGTGGCAGTCGGAAGAAACAACAGCCAGACCCTTTCCAGTAAACAGGGTAGCTGCCGAGTGCGATTCGTAGACTTAAGCTAGGTGATATATGTATGTCTGGAGTCGAAAGAGGGGAGCCCCGAGGGACCAAGAAGTTGCGAGAGTTCAGGCCGCACTCGGCATTGACTCTGACGGACTTTTTGGACCAGCCACCGAAGCTGCCGTAAAGCAATACCAGTCTGATGTGTTGGGCGTGGATCGCAAGTACATTGACCAGGCCATGATGGAGTCTCTAGGGATGCCGGTTCATATGGGCATCGACGTATCGGCTTATCAGCTAGACACCGACTGGAAGGCGGTTGCCAGCGCAGGCGTGAAGTTTATGTGGCGTAAGGCTACCGAGGGCCAGACCCACGTTAACTCTGAGCGCGGCGATGACCCCGGTGACGGCATTGCGTTCGCCCGTGACGCAGTACGGGCTCAAAACCAGGGCATCCTTACCGGCTTCTACCACTTTGGCCGACCAGATACTGGCAGCTCTAATCCAGAGAAGGATGCACAGGCAGAGGCAGGACACTTCCTGCGATGGGTGTTTTCTGACTTGTCTGACTTACCGCCAGTAGTTGACTTGGAAAAAGGCCGCAAAAACGACCCTAACTACAACGCTAAGTGGCTGGTGAAATTTTGCGATATCGTCGAACAGTCGTTTCATAGACGATGCGTAATTTACACGGCGTCATGGGCATACGATCTGTACTTGAAGGGCGCTGACCCTGCTCTCATAGAGTACATCAAGCGCCGCCCACTATGGCTCGCAGACTACGACGGCAAACCCGACAATGAGACTCGCATCTGGGACGAATACAGCGTACACCAATTCACTGGAACAGGTTCTATTCCTGGCGTAAAAGGCAACTGCGATGTCAACTGGTCTGCCGGTGGCTGGATTGAGCGTCTCACTGGGTGTGCAGAATGAAAAACCTGCTGCACTTGCAGAGTGAGCGACAGGCCCTGATTGAGAGCCTGGAAGAGACTTTGCGCCTGGTAGAAAGCGGCGATTTAGATTCTGTATGCTGGGTCGCGTGCGGAAAGGAACTGACAATGCGTGGCGCTGGGGGCAGGGGCAATGTGCCTACGCTGCTCGGTGAACTGCGTCGGCTTGAGTTTAGCCTGCTGACAGGTGACTACCCAGGCGAGGACGAAGACGATGACCAGCTTGTGCATTAGTGTGGGCTTTATTCCAGATATGGATGTCTTCGATAAGCAATGCCTTGTTGGAGGCTCTGCTCGACGGCTACAAGCCTCGGTGCAAACACTGCGGTCGGCCCTGGTGGCATCACACCTACGACCGCTGCCCAGTTGGAGATACGTGGTATGAGCGACGAGATGAGAATACAGGCGCTTGAGGTCAAAGTTGACCAGGTGCTGGAGTGTCAGCGCCGCATAGAGCAAATTTTGATTGGCGACCCAACAGACCAAGATAAAGTTGGACTACTGGTCCGAATCGACCGGCTTGAGCGCACTTCAAGCGGCTGGGTACGATTTCTTTGGCTAGCAACCGGTGTCGTGCTAACTGCTGTTGTCGCATCACTCATAAACGGAGCATAGACATGACACCAACAAAAGCAGCCACGCTAGCAGCAGCCATCGGCACGCTTGCCACGTTCGCACTTAGTTACCTGGTAGACCTTGATGACACCCAAGCAATCGGCAGCGCCATTACCACTGTGGTAGCAGCCTTGATTGCGTTGTTTGTGCCTGCGCCTAAGTCGGCTGAGCCGGTCGCCTCCGAAGGCATCTCGGTATCACCGCGATATCACAAAGGCCCGGTCGAAGAGGTAAAGGTTATTGTGGAGGGCGACGATGCGTAAACGAAATTTGCTACTGCACCTAGCGGTCGCGGTATTTTGGGCAATTCTTGTGCTTTTTCCTGTCGGATGTGTAACGACCTGCGACACGCTTCAGATGCGTCGGGATACCCAGCCAGACGGCAAGGTAAAGCTCACGTACAAGTGCGGCGACAAAAGCGTTGAGCACCTTGTGAAAAAGCTGCCAACGTGCTTAGAGAAGTGCTTTGACGCAGCGGAAGCACCGTGAACGAAGAGCTACTAAAAGACGTTACTGGCGTGGCATTAGATGTTGTCCAAGGCTGGGTCGAGGACCAAGACCTACCTATACCTGGGTCCGCGTGGACGCTGCTTGGAGAGCTATTGTCCATGGGCTTCTCTGAGGCCTTTGTTGACAAGTTTGAGTCGGACGACATTAGGTTCGTCGATGGCGACAAGAGTGATAGCTGACCCAATTACCCTATCTCAAAGAGTCGTAGATCGTCAGATAAAGTTTGCAAAAGCCAGAGGCATGAAAGAGCTGGCAAAAATTCTTGACGAGGCCGCAATGGTCGGTATGGTTCACGAAATGGCTGAAACCGTCCACAAGTACCTGGAAAAACAGGGCATTTCTGTTCACGACTGGCAGGACTGGGAGTGAGCAAGTACGACGCGATACGGGATGACGTGTTGCGTCGTCTACAAGACGGAGAAAGCTACTCTGCAATCGGTAGGCACTACGGTATCCACCGCAACCAGGTCCGCCGCATACATCTAGGGAAGGCTGAGTCAGACTACGTCGAGGGCAACGGCACCCCGAAAGAAGTGATGGCTCGCCATGGGCTCGACCCTGAGCATTGGCACGCAGTCAAGGTAAAAGACTGGGAAGCCCAGACTAAGAACGGCATACAAAACCTATGCTCGACGGAGCTGCGGCGTAAAGACCCGGTCATTGAGGCTTTCAAGGACATCAAATGGAAGACTATACCCCGTAAGCCATTTGAGACTGAGCCTGCCACAAAGTGCATACTAGTTATACCGGACAGCCAGTGCGGGTTTCACCGACAGCTTGATGGAACGCTCGTTCCGTTTCATAATCGAGCAGTCTTGGATGCATGCCTGAAGGCAGCAAAAATGCTTGCTCCGCAGCTAGACACCATACTGCTACAGGGTGACATGCTGGACCTAAACCAGAGCACTCGGCGCTTTCCGAGGCCAGAGTCGTTTTCTGCTACCACATGGCCTGCGCTTCTAGAAGTGCGATGGCTGCTTGAGAAGTTGCGAGAGTGCGGAAAGCATAGCAATATCGTTTGGTTAGAGGGCAATCACGAGGCTAGGCTACACAAGGTCATGGTGGAGTCAGCCAGTGAGTGGGCGTGGATACCGCCCGTAGACGACCCCGATGGACCACCGATGTTGAGTCTGGAGCGCATACTAGACCTAAAGTCTATCGACGTTGACTATAGAGGTCCATATGGCTCACCGAAAGGCGAGTACTGGCAGTGGGGGGTTCGCTTCGACCATGGCGACAAGGTCGGGGCAAAGAGCGGCACCACTGTGTCTAAAATGGCCGATGGGCGCACGTCTCGTTGTGTTGGTCATGTACACCGTGCGGAGCTTTGCTGGACGCGCAGAGTAGAGCGCGATGGTGTTGAGCGCGACTGTTTTTACCTAACTCCCGGCTGCACATCGCATATAGACGGGGATCGCGTTCCGAGCGCAGCAGCACGTCTAAATTGGGCAAACGGCTTTGCAGTGCTATGGTTAGCTCCAGATGGCTGGGTTGAGCCCACCTTGGTGCGAGTACGTCCCGATGGACGTGCTATGCTCAATGGGGTAGAGATCCAGGGAGAGGACTACACCAAGGACTTACGGGAGCAAACCGGCTACCCGTACTAGGGAGCTAGATATGCCAAAGATAAAGCGCGGCGGGCACGAGTTTGACGGGCTGAACAAGCCGATAAAGACCCCTAAGCATCCAACGAAGAGCCACGCTGTGGTTATTTCTGATCAAGGTAAGAAACGTCTCATAAGGTTCGGCCAACAAGGAGT